CCCGCAACCACAGGTTGCCGCATCTCAATGCGCCCTTAGCTCAGTTGGATAGAGCAACGGCCTTCTAAGCCGTAGGTCATAGGTTCGAATCCTATAGGGCGTGCCATTAAGTATCAATGAGTTACGCTCATTCACCCACTGCAAGATTTTCCAAAAGTGCCAGATTAGTGACATTGCCCGCCAAGACTTCGTCAATTTTTCTCGCATGTTCGGTTAGATGGGTTGGGGATAGGTGAGCATAGCGCTGAACCATTTCTATGCTCTCCCAGCCGCCCATTTCTTGCAGTGCCGAAAGCGGCACACCTGCCTGAACCAACCAACTCGCCCACGTATGCCGCAGATCATGAAAGCGGAAATCAGTTATTCCCGCTCTCCTTTTGCCGGTGTTCCAAGCTGAGTTATCATCAACCCGCATTTTTCTTACTGCTGGGGTCACTCCGCCGCCTGGTCGTTTACGTGCTGTTGTATGCACAAAGACGTATCGTGAGTGCTTGCCGATCTGATCACGCAATGTCCGACATGCGGTATCGTTCAGTGCAACGCCAATAGCCTTGCCCGCTTTGGCGTTCTCTGGGTGAATCCATGCCACCTTCCTTTGCATGTCAACCTGTGACCATTCGAGATCGATGATATTTGAACGGCGTAGGCCAGTTGCCAGAGCAAAAACGACAACGGGCCTAAACTGTTCAGGCATGCACTTGATCAATGTGGCCGCCTCTTCCTTTGTCAGCCACCTGACGCGCTTGCTTGCAGGCTTCCTTACCTTTATCACCGGCGCTTTGCGCAGCCACTTCCATTCGTCAGCCGCAATTTTCATCAGGCCCCTCATGAAAGAGAGGTGCTGGCTTCGAGTTGCCGCTGATACTGGTTTAGGCTCGTATGCAGGCACCGGTTTACCTTTTCTTTCTGCTGCGGCCTTTTTCAGTTCCCATCTTTGACGATGTTTCCTGTTGGGCATTTTGGCGACAGCGGCCATAATCCGATCTTCCGTGATAGATGAGAGAGTTTTGCCGGCGAAGTGCTGAAGGAAAAACTCAATCTTCGTTCTGTCATCGTCCAGTGATCTCTTCTCTTCTTTCTCAGTTAGCCAGCGGAGACACGCCTCCTCAAAAGTGTGCTCCGCTATCTCCCCGAGCTTGTTTACCCGCCAAGCTTCAGCCCTTAGCTGATCGTAGAGCTCTTGCGCTTGGAGCTTGTCCGTCGTGTTAAGGCAGCGTCTAATTCTTTTACCACTGCCCGGTTCGACAAAATCGCAGTACCAATTTCCGTAACGTTGTTTGAGGGCCATCTGTTGTTACCTTTCTGTTGATGGCCGTCTGCATTCACGGCCCGATTTTCTGTCTCTCTTGCGTAATATGCAAGGCACTCGGACTTTAAAATCTCCCATCTACCGCCGCCTTTCTTCCCGCTTTTGTTGGCATGAAGCAGCCCCTCTTTAATTAGTGCTCGAAGGGTTCTAGGCGACTTCTTCATGAATGCAGCCGCTTCAGGGAGCGTGAACGGCACATCGTTTATGTTTATCTCTGCCATATCGGCCTCGTTACTTCCCCTCCCGTACCCGATGAACTTCACAGCAAAGGCGTAGCCAGACCGGCGGAGACTTCGGCCAGTATGGGGCTATCTTCACTGCGTGCTTATCGAGTAACTGACGGAGGGTTAAATTGTTGGAGGGGGAGTCGAAATCTCTTAAAAGCTCTCTGGCTGTACTGCGGAGAAGGTTTTTCCTGGTGGAGTCCATATCATGCAACGCTTACCTCCATCGCTATGCCTTTTCCTATGCGCAGGAGTTCGTCTCTGGATATGGTGGAGAACTGGCACCGCGGCTTGATAAATGGTCGCCAGATGAATAGCAGGCTTCCTTTGCTGTTGCCGTTCTTCCCCGGCTTGCCCGTCGCGGAATTAATAAACGCCAGGCGGCCATCGGTGATAAAGCGGACTTCATCGACTGACTGCAGCGCCAACGAAAACCAGCCTGTTGATGTGTCCGCCGGCAACAGCATCACGATCGGCTGATTCTGCACGTGACATTGCTCCGCAGCCTTAATCACCCACGGGGTGATGTCGCTGTATGGCGGGTTGCACCAGATGGCTCCGTAACTCACCCAGTCGATTGACAGCGCGTTATCCTGCTCTGTCTGGTAGTGAGCGCATAGCGCGTTACCATCGTCCGCTGCTGCATCCAGGAAGAAGCCAAACTCAACATCCAGTGCGTTGAAAACTTCGATTGGGGTTTGCCACCAGTCTTTGTGTTCGGGGGGCGTATTGCTGGCAAAAACAGCGCTCAATTCTCAACTCCCCAGCAGCGCGCGGCCGCGTTGACGCAAAAACCGATGCGGATGTGAATCCAAGCGATATCTACTGCCCGCGCAGCTTCAAGCGCCTGGCGCCACTTATCTGCAGCATCTGCGAAATGGGCGCGTCGTTCTGCCTCTGCCGCCTGATGGGCCAATGATTTGTATTTGAATGACATGGCTATCTCCGGGATCAGTAGGCGCGCTGGTGGGTTACGGGGGCAAGCAACTGGTTAAACAGCTGCATGAGTTGGATTCTGCGAACAACCTCCGGAGGCTCACTGAGTAAATAGCTGTCGGTGAGCTTTGCGATCGCTCCCCTTGGTTTTTTTCGTGCATAACGCTGGTACAGCGGATCAACAGACAAGACCTTCAGAGCGCGGACGTTCGCTTTCACATAGGTGATTTCGCATTGAACATATGGAGAGCTTGTGAGAGAAAACCGCAGATTTGAAATCCTTTCCGGGGTAATTCCCTCATCAGGAAATTTCTTCTGCAGCATAGCGATATGCTCATCACGGATATAGAAACCGCCGTCGGCGATGAGGAACTGAATCAGATCGTAATTAGTCATGGCTAAATCCTGATTTGGTTGTTGTAGCGCTCATTGCTCATGACTTCCCATGAGTTGCCGTTGTCTTTTGACAGCAATCGCCAGCAGCGGGCCACTGGCAGCGTTAAATGCTTATGTTGGTATGTTCGGTTGGGTTTCTTTTCACCCCTCTTATAGGCGCATAGAACCCCCTCAGCTTTGGCGCTGATTCGTTGCGGAATACGTGGTTTCATTTTTACCGGTGGGTTATTTGGTAATTGGCGCCCAGCAAGCGGAGCGGATGCCAGGGCGGCGGACTTTCTCGACGGCTTTTTCTTTTTCCAGCTTGATCAGGCGCTGGCGGATGGCTTTCCCGGTCATGCCGTTGTAGCCGGCACAGCGGAGGATGTTTGCGACAGAATCCGGCGTAGAACCGGCGATGCTGAGCCGCGAGATGATTTCGTTATCGTCCGGTATCGTGATCATTCCCACCCTCCGGCGCTGCTGCCAGCATTGCGGCGTAGATGTTGCCGAAGTTAACGCAGAAAGTTTCGTCGGCATTGAATGACACGTCGTCACAGTTCATTGCGGAGGCGATCATGTCTTCTGTCGGTTCGACCGGCACGAACTTGTAACCGCTACTTACAGGTTGAGCCAGAAGACGCTCGACTTCTTCACGAGCATCGCTGCACCGTATGGCGCTAAAGTGTCCGCGTGTCCCATCGCAATCAAGCAGGCGATTAACTGCGGCCGCCAAGTCTCCCGGCACTGCTGGCGCTGGCGGGGCGGTGTAGAGCGGAATCACCGCATCACCCATCGGCTCAGACCATGTAACCAGGCTTTTTTCGCCTTCCTTTGCGTATGCTAAGGTTTCTTCGCTGGCGTACAGCACCGGCTTCGCCTCCCGGTTAGCCAGAAGTTCGCGGGCCATTGCTGCCGCTTCCTCATGTGACGCCGGGAAGATTAACTTGCTGCGATGGAACGTCAGATCTTTCAATCTCTCAGTCGTTAGTGTCATGCATCCCCCTTAATTCACCCGTCTTTTCAAATTTATCAAGCGCCGCCAGATAGTTGGCGTCGTCCAAAGAAACTGCATTTGTACTGCTGCTATGCTCGTCTATTCGCCGCAAACTCTCTTTGTTAATGCGCAGCAGCGTCAACCTGTAGTGTTCAGGGACTATTTCGCCGCCCGTATACAGGCATGGAACCTGCTCAAGCCAAAGAAGGTTGCTCATATGGTGAAGCTGGTCATAGTGGCGCTGGCGGTCATGTAACGCCTTTGCAGTTGCTGACTTTTCGTCATCAGTCCGAGTATCGATTGCCATCCTACTCATCCCCCTCGATAGTCATTGGTGATGCTTCAGATAAGAAGCCAGCATGGCGTATAGCAACGGAGCATTCTGCAATCGCCTCATTTCTGCCATTGGCAAAAATCATCTCATTTACAGCATCTCGTTCAGGCTGGAGCAATGCAGGCAACCGCACCGGCGTAGCCAGCTTGGCCTCTGCGGCGGATGCTCGTGCGTCGAGGGTTACATTCGCAGCGCACAGCTTTTGCTCAATACCCTCCAGCTCGGCGATGCGCTTATCCTTCGCTTCCAGCTTGGTTTCGTAATCCTCGACCATCCCCGCAACGCCAGCATTGTTCTGCTTTTCGAATTTCAGCTCTGCAAGCAGGG